GAAGAGGTAAAGAGCATGAGAAACAATGCAGTTAACATAGAATTTTTAAAATCAAGAACAAAAAAACTTACAGAAGATGTAGAAAAATTAATTAGAAACGGAGCGCACTAATGATAGAAATGGTATTTGCTTTGTTGCTTCTACAGGACCACAAAATTATAGAACACCGTTATCACGAGTCGTTATCTAATTGTTTGAAGGCCAAGCGTTATGCTATGAAGGACAAAAGCACTAAAGATAGGGTTGTATATAAATGCATACAATCTAAGGCAAATATAGAAGTGTACATGGGGGAGAAGAAAATTCTTTCATTAATCCTTGACTAAAAAAACCAATAAAATTGCAAAAAATTTAAAAGATAGACGTTATCATCAACGTGTGGTAAAGTCTAAGAAAGCTTATGACAGAAAAAAACTTATTAAAATTTTACCCTGATATTGTAAATGGTATTTGTCCAACTTGTGATGAAAACACAATGTTAGTTGGTCTTACTAAAGATTTTTACAGATGTTTAACCTGTGGCTCTGATCTACAACAACACATCAATGGTAAAATAAGTTATCTACCAACAATGTCTGCACGAACAAAATTTAGAGAACATTTTAATTATGGCGAAGAAAAAACCTAAGTTTGGTGTCAATCTATACGTTCGTGAAAAGCCTAGAAAAAGACCTGGGCGTCATAAAAAAACACTAAATAAGCACGAAAAAAGACAGAAAAAAAAACGTTGACAAAATCCTAAAAACTCCTATATTATATTTATGAAAGAAAAAATGATAACAATAAAACCAAAAGGTATATCACAAAAGCAATGGAGTACTTTGCTTTTAGAACTAAACTTGATGAAGAAATCATGGAGATCGTATGGGGTTGACTTACAATTAGCAGCACCTAACTTGAAAAAAATCATAAGTTTAGGTACAACTATAAATGGTAACAAACGAACTAGATAACTTAGCTATTCTTTGGAATAAAACTAAAGATCCATATTATAAAAATTTATGGTATAAGAAGGTAAAGGAATTTTCGTATGGTAAAGACCCTAGTGATACTGATACTTCTATTCAACGGAGACGTAGTTCAAGAAGAATATCCTCTGTCAAAAAAGATGTTTGCATTTGAATGTCTACAATATGCAGATGATCATAGAGAAGCTATAGCTACACACATGGATATAGGTATCAAGAGTGGTTGGTATTTAAAAGATGGTAGAGGAACTATACAAGGTTTTATTTGTAAATAAACCTACCCTGAGAGGGAAAAAATTAGGGTAGGTAATGGTGAGAAGAAGCCTTCAATTACCATTATTCTGCCACATTGTCAAATGCTGTCGGTTGGAGTGCAAGTAAATCGTATGTATATCTGATGTTTATTAACTTCTGACTTACCAATTTCTTCTATTTTTTTCTTTGCTTCCTCATATCCTGCTATCATACAATCGTAATTATTTGAAAAAGTATCAGGCCACGGGTATGGTTGTAAACAAGTACTTGCGGTATAACTGCACATAATTAAAGTTAATAATATTTTCATTGACAATCCTATAAAATCACCTATATATAAATTATTAATATGAAAGGAAACAAATGACGGACATGAGTAAATACAAAAATGTTTCTCTAACTAAAGAAACATATGCTATTTTAGATAAGTTATCAAAGATATTATTGCCCGATGCTAAATTGTCTGTAGCAAAGACAATAGAATCGTTAGCAAATGAGAAAGCGAGAAAACTAAATGGCAAAATTAAAAGTAAATAGAATAGTTAAAATAATTTGCGATACCTGCAGAGGAAACGGTTACATAAAAGTAGAAGATAACGTACACCAATGCTGGGATTGCGATTCGGAAGGAGAGTTTTATGAAGATATTGGAGTGGGTTCTCTTATTGGTGACACTAACGGTGGGGATAGTACTTTACACTAATGGAACAGGATACTGATATTGCATACATTGCAGGACTTTTTGACGGGGAAGGTTCAATAAATTTTAACAGAAGAATAGAAAGAAAAAAGAAACATAAAGGAGAAGGATATAGAACATCGAACGCTATGCGTATAAGTATGGAGATAACCATGACTGATAAGTCTGTGTTAATATGGACACTAGAAGTTTTAGGTTGTGGCACTCTTGTTAAGAAACCAAGAAAAGGTTTACGTAAAGATGGCACAAAGTACTTGATGCAATGGCGATGGAGATGTACTTTTAGAGATGCATATTATGTATGTTGTCTTTTATTTCCGTATGCACATACGAAACTAGATAAGATACAAAAGGTAATAGAACATTATTCTAAAGATAAAATAGTAAATGGTAAAATAGTAAACTTAAAAGAATATAAGGAGGCAATGAGTTTAGAATGACAGATGAAAAAAAGATAAACGTAAGCGTATTTAATTGGGGACCTTGTGTTATCAAATTAAAAATAGTTGATGAGTTTAAAAAATTATTGATAGACGAAGGTAAAAAAACAACAAGAGATTTTAGAGATAAACTAGCAGGTATCTTGGACAATGAGAAAGGATATGATGAGGAATCTAAGAAAAAAGTATTACCTTACATGTCTCAGTATCTTGGTATCTATGATCAGATGTATCAAAAGTATGTCTTGAAACCATACGAGAAAAGACCGGAGTATGTTATCTCAGCTCTTTGGGTTAACTATCAAAAGCAACATGAATTCAATCCACCACATGATCATGATGGTAAATTGTCTTTTGTTGTATACTTACAGATACCCGAAGAATTAAAAAAAGAACACAAAGCTTTTACAGGTAAGTCTTGTGGTCCTGGTGGAATACAATTTATATATGGCGATGGGCCAAGAGATTGCGTGACTTATCAATCATTCTTTCCAGAAGAAGGTGATATGTATATATTTCCTGCATGGTTGAAGCACTGGGTTGCACCGTACAAATCTGATGTAACAAGGATCTCTGTTAGTGGTAACGTGCATGACTCTGCACCGTTGAATGCTATACAAAGTTTTGGTCCTGCATATTTAAAGAATAAAAAATGATGAATGATAAAGATTTAAGAGAATATGAGGATAATATAAAGCTAGTTTCTAGGTTAAAAAAATCTAGTAAATACAACTATTTAGAAGCAAAACGTATCGAGGACCACGGAACACGGATCTACGATATAGATGGTTCTAGACTTCCGTCTGTAACTACTATATTAGGGCGCACTAAAGATCAACAATTCATAAAAGATTGGAAGGCCAAAGTTGGAGAAAAAGAAGCTGACAGAATCAAAAATTTATCTAGTAACCGGGGGACTGCCATGCATAAGTTCCTGGAGAATTATATACTCAGAACTGGCTACGATGATCTTACAGAACTCGGACAGAAGGCGAAAGCCATGGCCCAAAAAATTATTGAGTTTGGTCTTGCACCTGTGGAAGAGTGGTACGGGTCGGAAGTTACGTTATACTATCCTGGTCTTTACGCTGGGTCTACTGACCTCGTATGCCTTCACAATGGATTAGAAACTATAGTTGATTTTAAACAATCTAATAGACCTAAGAAAGAAGAATGGATTGAAGATTATTACTTACAAATAGCTGCGTATGCAATGGCGCATGACTATGTGCACGGGTCTAAGATTCGTCAAGGTGTGATAATGATGTGTACGCCAGATTTATATTACCAAGAATTTAGGATCACGGACCATGAACTTCGTGAATGGAAACACAAATTCTTAAAAAGATTAGACATGTATCATGAAATAAAGTTTGATGAGAAGGAACAAGCAAACATTCAAATGAAAGAGGAGGACTTTAAAAATGAATGATTATTTATTAAAAACTCTCAAAGCTAGATACGAAGCTGAAATACAAGATGCTAAATACAAGATCAATGCTATTGAGGAGCACAACATGGTAATACCTGAACACACAGATATTACAGGAGAGGTTGATAAGTTGTTGTGTAAGATTTCATCTGCTGAAGATAAGTTGGCAGTAATTAGGCGACATTATGGCGAAAGTAAGGCAAAAGGAACTGTTTTATAGGTGTCGGCAAGGGGTCGCACAGGGGTCGCACAGGGGTCGCACAGGGGTCGCATTTTGGTCTAATTTAGAATGATTCTAAAAAAACTGCGACATAAGTATACAATTTGCCACAATTTTGCCACAATTTTCGACACTTGCGACACCCATGCGACCCCTATTCGATACCCATTCGACACCCCCTCTTTTGCGTTATTAATCTTTAATACCAATGCTAATAAGTCATTTGACCTGTTTTTGCGACACCAAAAAAAATTTTATTTTCCAGCGCAAGAAAAAAATAAATTGTCTTATAGAGGTATCGGGAGTAGAAAGAACTATGCCTAGGAAAAGAAGAAAAGCTATCGCCTCAATTGGAACTCCCGAAATACCTTATCCTAAAGTCCGAGTGGAGTGGATCGATTGTGTGAGTGACTCGGGCTGGGCCACTTCAAAAGAGTTTGACAAGATGAGGTTTGCTAAACCTGTTAACGAAGGATGGATGTACGAAAAAACAAAAGACCATGTAAAGTTATTTGCATCTTATGATAAGGATGATGATGGTTATGTATTTGGAGATCGTACTATGATTCCTCGGGCTTGGGTAAAGAAGATTCAGAAGATTTAGATGGAGTTACATCTATTATCTTTCCGTAATCGTTTAAAATTTGTTTCATTTTTGCTTCTAGCTCTTGTTCTGATAGGTCCTCTAGTTTTCCTGTTTTTATTATTTTTCTGTCTATGTATAACCCTGCTGCTTTTCCTCTGTTTGCTTCCGCGTTCACTGCTGAAGAGAATGATCCCTTCTTCAAAGCGGCTTCACGAAGTCTAGCAAGTTCTGCAACGTGTCCTTCGTAAGTGACTTCATGTTTTCTAAGTCTCTCTTCTTTTAATTGACCAATGTGCTTCACCACAAGAGGAGACAATCTAGGATTACATAACTCTGATCCTTCTTGTCTTGCACGTTTAGGTGAATAGCCAGCGGCTAGTGCAGCTTCGGTTTGAGTCATTGGTCCGTCTGGTCCACCGAATACTAAAAACTCTGCAAATCTTATTTGCATTTCTGTTAATCTTTTTGGCAATCCCATATTGACAATTTAAGGTAACTATCCTATATTGTCAACCATGAAAGATAAGTATGAGAGTTAAAGACTTACAACAATTTTTATCTAGTTTTACAAAAGGTTCTGATGCAGTTAAGAATGCAGTAATCTTTGTAGAGAAAGATGGTAAGCTCCATGAGATTAGGAGAATGGAAGTGCATGAGAATGCACATCCTATCATAGGTTTACCTGGTCATCACAGTCATAGATTAGTGATGAAAACTGAAAAACCTTCGAAGCTTATATTGCCAGATAAACTTCAAAAAGACTATTAATGAATGACAGTGTTACCCCTAAAAAACTATGGGACCAGAGCGTAAATTATACCAAAAAATTAAGAAAAATATTAGCGATATATCTTGGATTCGACTTGAAAACTCAAGCCTTCATGGTACTCCTGATCTATTGGGCTATAATACTTCTGGCACCTTTTTCACATTAGAACTTAAAGTTACGAAGAGTAACAAGGTACGACTTTCTCCACATCAAATTAGCTTTCATTACAAGCATCCTAACAATTCGTTTATCTTAGTTGAGGACCAAAGAGACAGGTCCGTGAAACTTTTTCCAGGGTCCAAGGTGCAAGAGCTTGTTGCTTGCGGCTTGGCGCTTGAACCTTTATGCTTGACGCTTGATGCTTGTGGCTTGTTTCTTCAGGAGCTTGGCGCTTGATGCTTGCGGCTTGTCGCTTGAAGCTTTAAGGCCCGGACCAGGTGCACGCTCGCACTCGCCGTCGCGCTTTTTTGAGCTAATGACCTGATCCGATTTATTACGCTTGCGTAATTCTTTATAATATTTTGGGTGCCTGAACATGTTAGTGTTTACCATATTTTATCACTTTGATGTCAGAGTTCCAGCAATTTCTGCAGTCTCTGCATTCATTGTTTTGTTGAGCTGCGGGACAGCTGGCACCACTTGTCACCACCTCCGAAGAGTTAGGCCACGACTGAGGCGCCGCCTGGTCTACCATCGGCGCGCTAAATCGTATGACTAAATTGTTTGGCTTGTCCTTCAGGTGATCCTTGATCCAGGCTTCACGAGTTGGTAACCAGTGACGTTTGGAAGGTGTTAACCTACAGACTTCATAAATTTTTTGTAAGTGATTTAAATCTTGTACATCGCCTGAATCGTGCCATCTAAACACATCCGGCTTTTTGCTGTTGATCAAGTGAGTCATAGCCTGGACCCATTGCGGGCTTTGTATTGCTGCCAGCCGGCGGTACTGGGCATCCTGGACAACCTTGAACACGTAACAACCTTTGAGCGCGTAACAGTCATAGCATACGCTGCCCTTCACAGCTTGAAGCTTGGCGCCTGTTTTGCATTCTTTGGCAGGTAAACCAATTGACCAGCCAGGCATTTTTGAAGGCTTGGACAGCGAACCGCCTATAATTTTTAACGCTTCTTTTGTTTGCATAAATCTTTCTCCTTTATTGTATAGGATACAATATCATTGTAATACTTTCTTGTCAAGCTTGCCGCCTGAAGCTTGCAGCTTGCAGCTTCTTTTTTATATCCATTGGCCTCGAGCTAGCGCCAGTGGTGTATAAACACCACTGGATTGTCAATTCTTCTACTAATGATTGCAAGAAATCTCCACCAGCCGCTTTGTTTAGGCAGGTTAAATA